TATCACTATCACCTGTCTTGGCTAATAGAGTACGAGTAAACGGACGTAGTACAGCTTGCTTAAACATGGATGGATCGATGAGGTAAGCATTGGTTGCTAGACACTCACGATTTAGAACTACTCGATACGTACCGAATGAAGTTACTAGTACGTCGATTGCGTTCACCAAAGTCTTATTATCAGCTAAGTCACGCTGACGGTTAGAACTAGAGGCGAATCCTGCAATGATAGTAGAATCAGCAGGCTTGATCATTAGTACTGAAGGATCAGAACCGTTGGTGTAGCAAGTCTGACCTAACTCTAGCAATTTGGCTTCGGTAAGGGGATCTGTGCTGTTACTTCCACTATCTACAGTAGTAGAGATTTGCTGATCAATAGAGGCCATCTTACGAGCCGCTGAAGCTGAACCGGGCACTGCTGCTTGTGAAACACCGACCATAGACTTCTCTACGTCGAGCTTAACTTGCTTAAGTACTTTTGCGAGGTTGTAAGCGGTTTCTTTCGCTCTACCGTGGGTTTTCACAGCATCAGAAGTAGCAGATACTTGGAAAGACTCACCGATGATCTGAGTGGTGTTAGAGCGAGTAGTAGGCTGACCAACTGCGGTCATAGAACTATCTGCCCCTTCTACCAAAGCTGTAGCGGCAGAAGCGCGTAAGCTATCTTCGAGCCACTCAAAAGTACGTGAGTGTACCTTTTCGCTTTTTATCATAGATTGGAATGGTGTTGCGCTCAATTACGTTCAAGTAGGTTCGTTATTTCCTACTCCGTCCTTTTAAGGACTGCTGTATGTTTCCATACAGATCAGACTATATCTTCATCCTCTGTAGAAGAGGAGCTAGGTGCTTCCACTCACTTGAGTGTACTCCCTTTCGGGATAGTCGTTGAACCTTCCTCTTACGAGGCTCGGCTGCTGATTGTCGGTAGCCACCACAGCTACTACGAGTTCCCAGACAATTCTCCTAGTTACAACTGTAAATTACTCTACAGCGACCCAACTATTTAGGTGATATGTTGGCGATAGTTGAAGACACATCTTCTGCGACTCCGACCATTGCGTAAGTGACTAATGTAGTCATAGGGTTTATTCCTTGTAGAAAGATTATTTAAAAGGGGGTTATCCAACATCCCAGTTAGCCATCAATGCATCTGCAATGTCATCAATGTCATTACCTCCACTTGGACTATTCCGTAGGCGATCTTGCGCTGCTCTCTGCTTGCTGACTCGTTGATCAGTTTTAGAGGGCGGTGCTTTCTTGCTTCGGAGTATCTTGGTGGGTGCTTTAGCTTTCTTCGTTTTGGCTACTTTCTTAGACTTGTCAAACATCATTGCCTTGTGTAAAAGCATGATCACATTAGGATCGGTGTATGTATTGACAGCTTCAGCAGGCAAGCCGCTACTTATGGCGTGTTCTCGAATGTCATTGTATAAATCAGTATTCCATTCGGGTAACTTTTCTTTGAGAACTTCAATGCAGTGTTTGGCACTTTCTTGCTGTTGTACGGCCTGTTTCTGCTGTAGTTCACCATAGAAACCATTCGCTTCCTCTTGGAGGAACTTAAGATCGCTTTCTGCTGCTTTTGCTTCAGCACGTAAAGCCGCAAAGTCATCGGGGTTCATTTGCCGTGAGGCAACTAACATATCGACTTCTTCATAGGGCTTGTAACGGTCTTGGGCGCGAGTCAGCATAGCTTGTAGTGACGCATCTGCACGTTGCAGGGCTTCATTAGCTTCTTTTTTCTGGTTTGCTGTTTCTTGAGACTTACGAGTGAGGGATGCTTCTTGGCCGTAGAGCCGCTTGAGTTCCTTCAAAGATGCCTGCTTGGTTTCTCCGTCAACTGTGAGTTCGACAATAGTGTCATCGGATAGATTTAACTCTTCTACCTCTTCCTCTTCAGTCTCCTCAGATTCCTCGTCTACAGGGTCTTCGTCAGATTCAACGTCTTCTTCGGTTTCTTCATCATCCTCAATTTCACCAGAGTCCTCTACTTCAGTCTCGTCAGTAGTTTCCTCTGTTGCCTCTAGATTACCTTCTATAGATGGCTGATCTTCTTCAGCGTCTTTCCAGTTGTCTAAAATGGCATCTGCCGCCCCATCTAAATCAAGGGCGGTAGTACCTGAGTCAAAAGTGTCTTGCACGTTATCGTTAGACATAGTGCTTACTCCTCTTCAGTGATTACTTCATTTTCTTCGCTGTCTTTTGTATTAATCTGGTCACGCACTTCTACTTGTTGACGTAGAGTGTTGACGATATCGACTAATGCTCTGTAGTGGGCATAGGCTTCAGTACGCTTAGACTCTTCGTCGGGTGCTGAACCTAAGAATGCTTGTACAGTGGCATCCACCATAATGTTCATCGTTTTAGTAAAAGCCTCTGTTGCTAATAAGGCTTCTGCGTCTGTTCCTAATGCTACTAGTTGCTCTTCGTTCATGTTTGCTCTCCTTAAGAGTTTTAGGTTGTTTTTATAGTCAACAGTAAGCTCGTCACCGTCTCCTATATTTTCTTTCGCTACTACATAAAAACCATCCTTTGTGTACTCCAAGTGTGTATTGGGATACGCAGAATGATTCATATATCTTCCTGCCGGAGTCCTTTTGTCTCCTACTGTTGCAGGACAGATACTTTCTCCGATGTCGATGCACTTTGCTGAGAATAAGCCAAGCCCCTGAATGTCAGAAGGAAGCACTACAACAGCGTAATCTCGATCAAAAGGAATACGGTCTGTACTATTATTTGAAATTTCCCAGACCTGTTGGGCTGTCAGTCCCACAGACCTGAGAAAATCTTCATAATCACCCATTCGGGCTTGCGATAGCCGTGATCTCATCTGCCTGTTGAGCAAGCACAAGTTCTGCGGTATCTATTACTTTCTTATGGTTAAGTTGAGCTTCTTTGAGATCAACATTGTCAGACTGAATGGCAAAGTTGTTCTCTGCTTTCATCTTCTCTAGCTCCAACTTCATCTGAGCATTCTGCACATCCATCTTGGCTTTCATCTCGCCTAATGCAGTTTGACGCTCTTGTACTTCTAGCTGTTTCTTCATAAGTTCTAGCTGAAGCTCTTGAGCAGGATCAGGTTTCTCCTCTGGTAGTTGGTCTGGACTAGTTAAGTACTCAGCAACATTCTTAATGCCAGATAGCTCCATTACTTTGGAGATCAACTGGAATTGATTCTGAGGTGTGTACATCTTTTGTAGTGCAGGGTCAGCTTGGAAAGTTTGGTGCATACCAATGTACTTCTGAGCTTCACGATCTTGCTCACCGTAGCCTAGAGAAAGCTCTACAGTTACATCACGCTTGTCAGCCCAATCACTTGGGTTTATCTCAATGTACTCACCACCGATCTCTACGATCTTCTCTTGGCTTTCGTTTTCAATACATAGCTGATAGACAGCTTGGTATAGAGGCTTTAAGAATTGAGTCGCAAAGTTACGCGCAATGATCTTCTGACGCTGTTGGGACATGGTAGCTAACTGCTCAACCATAGCAGCCGAATTTTGCTTGGAGATAGCATCTTTGTTTAAGCCTTGGCTTAGACTACTGATTCCACTTGTCTCTTCCTTGTCTTCTTGGAGTGTCGCTAGAAGTTGGAAGGTAAAGGGGTTCAAAGGTGCTTGCATCATTGGCGCAATAGCATCAGGACGAGTGACGTTTACTAAGCCACCTACTCTGTTGTCGATCAGTTCTTTAGGATTACTTAAACCACCTTTGAGTACGGTGTATCTAGGGTTATTAGTCACCATAGCGTGGTCTAGGATAGACCGAGTGAGTACTGTCCTTGCGTTCTGGGTAGCTACTAGCTTGTCAGCAAAGTTGTTACCGTAAAAGGCGTGAGGAATCGGCAGTGGAACAAACGTAACAAATGGTTTTCTATTAACCTTCTCTTTATCGAGAAGCACATTACCGGCTTTTATTATCTTATAGAGTTCTGCAACTCCCGATCCCTCACAATCCATTTCCATGTAGACTTCGTAGACCATTACTTCTCTTACTTGGTCTTGATAGCCGTGGGCATTGAAGCCTCTGTCGTTACTGATAGAATCATGGCGCGACAGCACTTCTAGGTCTGTTCCCATAGTGACATCACTATGATCACCGATCTTATTTATTAGTTTCTCTGAGTAACCATCTAGGCGTAGTTCAGAGAGAGTCTTTTTAGTCCGATGGGCGCAAAACAATGCACTCTCTACAGACTTTGGCTGTGATTCGATTAAGAACTCTTCTGGAGCAATGTTCTCTATGATTACTTGGCTTGTATCTCTAGTAACCAGAATTTCTCCTGAAAGCAGACCTAGCTCATCTTCCTCATGCTCACCAAGCTCAACATCGTCTTGGGAGAGGATTACGTCTAGCTCATTCTCAGTGATATTCTCAAAGTACTCTGAAGTAGTCTCAGTCTGCTCTTGCCAGAAGACTTTGGCGATTCCTGCTCTTGCCATTAAGCCGTCATGGATAACTGAGGACATAATGGTGTACAGATCGTTTTGCCTATGGGCTACATAATCTGTGTACTCAGAACAAACAGCGGCCATCTTCACATCTTCTGCACCTTGCGGTGAGAAATGGACAATCTTGTTGCCGCTAGAGAATGTTTCGAGTAAAGCAGCGGTCATTGACGAAACTGCGTCATACACATCTAGAGATACATACTTGGAGTTACCATCGTGAATTGGCTTTGGCTTTGCGCCAGTGTAATACTCCATTACATTGGATCGCTCACGGCTGAGTTCGCTATCGTGGTATCCGACAGATCGTCCAATATTGTCATCTACTAGAGCGACTATCTCTGTGTCAGAGAGTTTCTTGTAGTCTTTTTTCTTTGCCATAATTAAACCATCTCAATATAGAATGAGTCTGTGGATTCAACTGGAGTCCAAGCACCAGTGTGTACATGATTAGCTAAAGCTAGGGACATTACGCAGTCATCAAAACAGCCTGCTTCTGCCTGCATAGCGCCACTTTCTGTGACGATATAGGTAAGCATTTCGCGTAAAGTCACCTTGCAATTAAGCTCCAACGTCTCCTCGCGCATGGCGGCTCTGAGTTGGTCAATAATCAAGGGTTTTGTTTTAGAAGTTGTAGTGAAACCTAGCTTTGTTGTCTCACGGTCTGTGAGCTTATCCATCTGAGTTTCAGTGTAGAAGTTAGGGTAAGCCATATCTTTACCTAACCTAGTGCAGGTCAGGATGCCGTGAGAGTTGTTCTCTACACAGATAAAGGCTTCGTTGTAGTACTCACCCAAGGCATACAGTATCTCTGCATAATAATCAGGGTGTACATGGCCTCGCCAAGTGGCTACTTGCCGTTTCTTGGAGTCCAAGACCTGTGCTACAGAATAGTCACCGCCTCTAACGCCCATAGCGACATCAGCACCGATAACGTACTGCTCGCCCTCTACGTGTTTACGGTAAGTACTTAATTCACCACGCGCATTGTTAGCCCACTCGCCACCTTCCAGAGCTAATCGCTCTTTTAGGTCTTGAGTTTTATCTAAGGACTTCACAATT